ATGGCAAGGTCGCTCGATCAGCAAGACCGGGACTCTAAGCGCAAGACATACCGCTTGGCCTTCCCCTCCAACCTCGATGCAGAGCGCATCACTGCTTGGATTCGTTCTGTTTCTGGCAGCCTGCGTGCAAACGCATCGACCATGACCGGCACACCGACCATTGCATTCGAAGTCTGGGCCACGAACAAGGGCCTGACGCATCGTCTGATGGTTCCGTGGCGTGATGCTGATTACGTCATTGCTCAGCTACGCAGCCTCGTCCCAGGCATACGTGTGACTCCAGAGGACGTGTATCCGGATGTCCAATGGACGGCCGGCGTCGAGGTTGGGCTAACGAATAAATCCCGGACGCTACGCATTTACGATCCGGCTGATACGTCGGCAACGATCCTCGCAAGCATGCAAGCGCTGCATAGCGGGGAAGCGATCGTTGTGCAGTGGGTAGTTACGCCTGCCATTCCCGCTCGACCTCCCATCTACCGAGCCGCACGTAGCCATGAGCTCAACGCGCACATACTCCTCAACGGAGACTTGGCCGATAGGGATGAGGTAAACGACCGCCGGCATAAGCTTGAAGAGCCGAATGTTCTCGCAGTGCTCCGCGTCGGTGCTCGGGCTTCCAGTAACACTAAGGCGCAACACCTCCTGAACCGTGTGCGCAACGCGCTCTCAAGCACACGTAGTCCCTCAAGTCGCTTCGTACGTCGCATGGTTACGCTCGGGCAAGTGCGGCGACGTATCACCGCCGCGGCCGGTTCTGTGGTGTTCCCTATACAGCTCTCGGCACCGGAGCTTACGGCCCTGATTGCATGGCCGATTGGCAACCCACTCATCACAGGACTGCCGCCCGCTCTGTCTCGGCACCTGCCCGCAACTGAAGCGGTGCCGCGGGCCGGACGTGTGCTCGGGCGATCCAACATGCCTGGGCACGAACGTGCAATCGCTATGTCCTACGACAACGCACGCAAGCACGTGCACGTTGCTGGACCTACTGGTGTGGGTAAGACAGTGCTGCTCGCCAACATGATTAAGCAGGACATGCAGCAGGGTCATGGGGTCGTACTCATCGAGCGCAAGGGAGACCTCTTCCATGCGGCCCTCGACTACGTACCGCCGCAGCGAATCAATGACGTGATCGTCCTGGACGTGAACGACACCTCCCGGCCGGTTGGCTTCAACATCCTGCGCCAGGGCAACCCTGCGAACGCAGTGGACGAGCTCACCGGACTGTTTGAGCACATGTACAGCGACACTCGCAGTGTGTGGACGCGACAGGTCCTCTACCACGGCTTGCGCACAATCGCCGAGCATCCAGAACTTACGTTCATCGACCTCTCGCCGCTCCTTGTCCCCATGAGTCCAGAAGAGAGCGCATGGCGTGACGACATCATTCGGGGCGTCAAAGACCGAGAGCTACGCAACTTCTGGCAACGCTTCCAAGCGCAGCCGCGGGGAGCTCAAGAAAAGATTACGCAACCGGTCATGGACCGCATTTGGCAGCTCAATGCACGTCCCGAGATTCGCCACATCATCGGACAGAGCACGTCGAGCTTCCAAATGGATGACGTGGTTAAGGGCAACAAGATCCTGCTCGTCAACCTTGCGGGAGTCGCAACCGAAACAGCCAACCTCACAGGGACGCTTCTCATGAACGCCCTGTGGTCTTCCGTACAACGTGCACATGGGCGCCGGCCGAACTACCTGTATCTGGATGAGTTCCAGGACTACATCAACCTGCCTGTCGACCCCGAGGACATGCTTGCCAAAGCACGTAGCTTTGGGCTTGGCATGACACTTGCGCATCAGCACATGGCACAGCTTCCAACTGAGCTACGCCAAGCAGTCATGACCAACGCTCGAACCAAAATCATCTTCCAAACAAGCGGCGACGATGCACGGCTTATGGCACGGGAGTTTGGCAACTCGGTTACAGAGCAGGACTTCACGAACCTGGGAAACTACGAAACGATCTCCCGCATCGCTACGGATGCGGGTATCAGCCCTCCGCTGACCATGACCACCAATGAGCCCGCTGCTTCAAACGGACGTGCCCGGCAAACACAGTTGGCATCCCGTCAGACATATGGCCGACCCGTTGCTGAGGTCGAAGCATCTATAGATGCGCGGCGCACAGTAGCAAATAAGCCTCGAACCAAACGGCCAAAGATTGGAAACCAAGGATGGGGCTAGGGTATATTTAGCTCCACAGTAAGTCACCATCGAGGAGCGCCAGTTGGCTAAGAAAACGATCACTGTATCCGACGTCACGGGTGAGGACATCACCGAGGATGCAGTCGAGATCATCGTTCTGGAACACCCGAGTATCGACGAGCCGGTCAAGCTCGACGCTGCAAACGGCGACCTCGAAGAGCTGCGTAAGAACCAGCGCGAGTACGCCATTCTGGAAGTGGTGAACGAGGATGGCGCGCGTGAGCGCATCACGGTTCCAGCCGCAGACTTCAACGAGCTGATCCAGGGCGACGCCGAGGATGTACTTGCGGACGCCGAGCCGTATGTATCCCCGGCCGCTAAGCAGGCGCCGGCCCCGCGGAAGAGCCCGGAAGAAAAGCTGGACTACAAGACGCTTGCATACGCTGGGCGTCCGCACCGTGGCAAGACGACTGACGAAGAGAAGCAGATGGTGCGGGAGAACCTGGACCAGGTGAACGCCAATCTCAAGGCTGCGGGCATCCGCACTATCGAGCTGAGCAACCCGGATCACGTCGCACGGTATGACCTCCAGGAGCTCGCCAAGGAAGCAGGCCACACGATCGACGCATGACGCGTTTGTTAGTGATGTGCATGTCTCTAACAAGAAACCCGCTCACGATAGCTGTGAGCGGGTTTCTTGTTGTGTGCTTGGTAGTTTTGCGTCTGAGCTTCAAAACGCAGCTACGCAGGCTGTGTGTAGCTTAGGCGCTTGCTTCTGCCTCAGGCGCCGGTTCACTTGCTGGAGTCTCGGCTTCGTTGGCTGGCGCATCTGCTTCCGCAGCGGCAGCCTGTTCAGCTTCTGCCTTGCGCTTAGCGAGCTCGGCCTTGTACTGCTCGACGTGGTTCTCAGTGAAACCGTATCGGCGCGCGTGGTCTGCGTTCAGTGGATCAACCGTACGGAAGCCCTTTGACGCCAACGTCTCGTTAATCTCGAAGATGTTGCGGCGTACGATCGACGCTTCTTCTGGGCTGGTCTTGCCCTTGTGTGGGGTGCCTGCCCATTCCTTGGTGGTGTGGTCGCGTACTTGCTTCTCAGGCGCCGACGTGACAGCCATTTGCCCGATGGCCGTATAGACAGTCCTACGTTCCCAGTCTGCTTCTTCAGCTTCCCCGAGTACTTCAGCCATTGGCTTCTCGCCAGCGAACTTGGCGAAGTTAGCAGTGGTCATACGATAGAGCGTAGGTTCAGACTCGCCAGGCATCGTTACGTCAAACTCAACGACGTTCTTCATAGCGAGCTTTGGCAGTTGCTCAAGCTCGGCTGGTAGTACATCCATCTTTACGGGGTCTTCAATATCGGGATGCTCAAACACTCTCACACGTGCTGCTTCAGCTGCGCTCTGCATCATTTCACCGGAGATATCAGAAAAGATCACCTCTCTCTTTGCCATGGGGTACGCTCCTTTGCGCTATTTGTTGTTAGAAATCTGGCGCACCCCGACAGCGCCTGCGAGCGCAAATACGATCTGATACCACTCAGCAGCGGAGATAGAAAACGCCGCGTCTGTGTCGGTGGGCGCCATAGCGCCTAATAATACAGCACCGGGTATGGTAAGGGCCACCCAAAACTTGTTGTATTTTGTTGGGTGGTTCCACATATCCTTGATTTGATCGCCGATACTCATGCTATTTAGCCGCCACTTTATCGACTAAGTCACGTACTTGGCGGCCGAGCTCTGCGTCAGTGGTATCGCTCTTTCGAGCGGCACTCACGAAGTCCTCGAAGGCCACTCCATGCGTAAGGGCATAGTTTGCCATCTCGTCTGTGATCTGGAAGACGTCCTTCCCTGACTTCATGTAGTTGTCGAGCCACTCTTGGGTTGCTGGGTATCCGAAATACATTCGGTGCTGGGCCTTGAGCCATCCTTCATTAGGCATAGTGTTGAGTCCTTTCATTAATGCCATGGGGTCTATGAATCCCCGGTAGCCGTTGTTTATATTTGGCGAGAGAGGGCGTACACCCCAGTGCAGATGTGGTCCTGTAACAAATCCAGTAGCACCGGTATAACCAAGCAAGTCGCCTTGCTTTACGCTGGCACCTTTGGCAACGAGCCGTTTACTGAGATGTAGCAACCAATGCTCGTAGGCTCCGCCTTGCAGAACAATAGTCTCGCCGGCCACCACATTGCCTGTGTACTGATCTAACACGCCATTTGCAGACATGAAGATCTCACCGTCCTCCGGTGCGTATACGGGCGTACCTACGCTTGCTACGAGGTCTACGCCATGGTGGCCAATCAAGCCGAACGGCGCATAAGTTGCAGGATCACCGCCAAAATCGCCCTGCCATACGACTGTTACGTTGTTGAGCGGATATCGCATCCTCCCCCTTTCCGCTAGTTAGTAGCGACAAAAAATGGTTGTGAGTTCATGATGACACTCTTGCTCCTGAATGGCAATAATCGGTATTCGGTCACAATCTCCATACGGTACATACCAGCACGTGTCTCGTCTGGGATGGCAACCACTTTGGCTCCGTCGAAGCATCCTCGCTTGGCGGTTGATATAGGGGTGACAGTCAATACAATCGGCGTGTGGAGCTTGTCCAAAGTGCCGTCTCTCTTAAGTGGGACGAGCAGACGGGTTGAACTAGCGGTGACTGATTCGTCAACATATCTACAGAAGCGGAACTGATACGCGATGCTGCCGCCGGCCTTGATATCAGACAGGTTTGTAATCGAGAACGTGCCGGGAACATACTCGGCGACCTTGTACGGGGCAATCACTGCGTAAGCGAGCATAGCTATTATGGCCGTACAGATCGCTAAGTTAATGCCCACCACTATCTTGCGACTGTTGGTAAATTTCATCTCACTACGCTCCTGGCACCTTCCCTTTAAACACTAAGAACCATATAATCACGGCGACTAAAGTACTGACTGCAACACCCTGCCACTTGCTGAGGAACTGATTCACGAAGTTGACACTCGGTTCGCTAGCAGACTTGAACTCTTCGAGCTCTTTGATGCGGCCCTCAACGACATTAAACCGGACCTCGACTTCTTTGACATTCTTCTCGTGTACAGCCAGTGGCACAAATCCCCTGCTGAGAGAATCTATAGAGCTCTGAAGCGAAGTAATGCTGTGAGATAGCTGCGAAATATTTGGCTTCACTCCTTCATCAATCGTGGTCTGCACTTTGACGACAGTGTCCCTCAAGTCAGAAACCCTGTTACCTAGCTCTTTAATCTCTCTGTTGTCCTGGTCGCTTGCCACATTCCCCTCCCTGGCTGTTTGTTTTTAACCGATTACTTTGGCTATCAAGTACGCAGGTGCTCCGGTAGCCTCGATGGTTGCAGCAAATGACGTGTTGCCAGTCTTCAGACCCACGCTGAATGTGTGGGCTCCGGGTGTTGGTCGGAATACTCGCTTCGCGCTGCCCGATGACGAGGCACTGCCGTTCGCAATTCCGTACCCGTATGACAGGAGCATGCCTGAAGCGGTGGCCCCGTCCCACAGAGTCATAGAGGTAAGCGTTGCGGCATTGGCGTTATAGAGCCCTGGGGCGAATACCTCGACCTCGACGTACTGGTCATCACGCAACGGGGGGACCGTCACTGCTATAGAGAGCGTTTCGCTGCCATTAGTTACGAGTGCGGCAGAAGCAGAACTCGTGCTAAATGAAGAGGTGATCTCGGCGTATCCAAGCACTCGGCTCGTCCCTACGATCACAGGTACACGCCTGTCAGTAATGTTGTTGTTCGTGATCTGCGTAACGCCAGTACCAACCAGTATCTCACCGACGATAATGTACGGGTTCGATGCACCAATTGCGCTCTGGATGGCGGCCGTATTAGGCACGCTTGGTGAAGCGCCGGGAGTACCGGCAACGACAGCGAGCTTCAGCATATTGTTTGGGTTGTTAGCAGTTGCCGTCGATGGAGTGACAGCCAAATCGACGTACGCAACCACTAGGTCTTTGCGAGGGTTGGCACCGTTGGCAGTAGTCACGGTAAGCGATTCGCCGCCACTCGTATCAACAGCAACGAGGAAGCCGTACACAGCCGGAGCGGTGCCGTATGGAATCTTGGCAGTACCGGGATTTACGGTGACCGTCATAGTCGAGCCAGGAGCGGTTACGTTAAAACCGTCGACGACTTCACCATTCATCAACCGAATCAAGTGAAGTAGGTGACCGTATTGGTCTGCCTTACCACCGTCTCGATTGATAACTAGCTTACTCATATACTCCGCATTATACTAACGTGGCCGTAAAAGTACCAGGACCATTTGCGAAGAAGTAGAAGCGCAGACGCACGTATGACGTTGCTGCGGTCGAGGATAGAAATACAAGCCATCTCTGTTGGTTGTTGTCTGGCTTCTGGCGCTCAACGTCGATGCGTAGATTGTTTGGGTTGTTGCTTATATCGGCTGCGTATTCCATCTTATACACGAGCCCAAGGTTTTCAAACGTAGAGTCGTCGGGCGTAAAGACCACCTCGACTGTGTAGCCAGTAAGCACAGTCAAGCCAGAGACCTCGATGTCGAAAGGATCACCGCTAAACACACGCTGCATGATGACGTTGTGGCTTCCGACGATCTGAGGGGCTTTCATCTCCCTGAGCTCACGCTCTGCTTGCTCAAGCAGAGCCCGGAGCTTGTTCTCCGCTAGGTTGTCGAGCCGGCTCATGGATACACCTGCTCTACGTCTATGGTCATGTCGTCGTTGCCAACTACGCGGAACTTCATCCCGTACGTGCTGGTCGTATTCGCTCCGATGATGACAACCATCCACTGACGCTCATTGCGCTTCAGTACGTTGGCCGGCTGCGGGTACAGGTCGTAGAAGCTGACGGGGCTCACGAGGTCGTAGTAGTCGGCACGTGTGTAGCGCTTCCCGTCCGCGTACAGCTCAGGGATCAGATCGCAGAAGGCATGTTCCTGCGTGAGGGCCGTTGCCTTGACCATGAGCACAGCCTTCGGGGCAGCGGCACCACCAGGCGTGTAGAGCGTCCCTTCCCAGTCGTACGCGGTGTTGGCCTCGCTCGTGTGGAACAGCAGACTCGCTCCCCCTATGTACTGGGTCGTCTGCTTGAGGTTGGTTAGCTCTTCACGCAGTTCGCGCATGAAGCTCTCAGCACGCTCCGCGGGGAGCATGTCCAACCGGCTCATGCTGTCCTCACTACGGTGAGCGTCCCTCGGGACGTCCCTGCTGCGTACGCCTTGGCGTAGTAGGTGACAGTGCCGTTCACCAGGACCTCGACGAACCACTTGGTGACCAGCTCATCGTCCAGGTGGGCAGCGTCGACCAGGAGCATCTTGCGCAGGGCAGCGGTATTTCCGCTGCCGTCGTTGTACGCGGTGCCGTCGAGCGGTACACGGTTGGCTTCGTCTGTGCCGTTCACGAACAGATCGAGGTAGGGCGTAACCATGGGGTAGCTCTGTGAGCCGTCCCCTGTGTACGTCACCTCAAGCTCAACGAGCTGCCCGCTCGCACCCGTGATGGTGTCGGTGTCGTCCCACGGATCGTTGGACTCAGTGAAGTAGGTGACCATGCCAGACAGACCACTGCTTCGCTGGCGGCCCTTGAGTGCCCGTAGCTCGTCACGTATGGCAAGCAGGCGGGTAACGAGCACATTCTCCGCAAGGTTGTCGAGCCGGCCTCCCACTACACGCTCACATCGAAGTTATCGAAGTAAATGACAATGCTGGACTCGAAGTCATTCTCATCGAGGTGGACCACTTCACTCTCAGCTCGGTACAGCCCGTTGATAGCATCAAGCCAGGGATGCCCGATTGTGCTTACGGGTATGCGGTCACCTGGAATAATGAAGTTGCTTGGCATATCGTTGCCGGTGATGGTGAGTTGAGGGATGTGTAATACGTCCTTGCCCAGAGCTAGGTCAGCGTCTGCGTTTTGGGCAAGCGTCGCTAGCTTGCTCACGTCCGAGTAAGACTTAGGAAGCTCGCGTATGTAGTGCTGGATTTGGCTCGTCACGTCGTCGCGTACAGTTCTGAGTGCGTCCGCACCAAAGCCTGACCCTGTCGCCAGAATCCGGTTGTACAGGCTCATGGCTGAGTCCTCATCGTAAAGCCCAGTGATGTTGCTTCCTGGACCGCCGTAGATGTACGTCACATCAGAACGTATGGCGCCAATCTCGCGGAACGTATGGTACTTCTTGTCATGCGTGAAGCTGAAATCAAATCGACTGTCGGTGAGCTTCGAAAGGTCTTGGATGAGGGTCTTTACATTGCTCTGCTCGTACGTTCGGTCACGTGGCACACCAGTGAGGTAGAGCGAAGAATCATAGGTAACGCCAACCGATCCCCGCGGTTGGGCTTGAGTAGCCGTCATTGCAGCAATAGCCATGTTCACGGAGTCCATGCCGGTATACGTGGCAGTGATGTAACGGTCCTTGAAGAGGTCGAGGTACCCCCGGCAATTGACAGTGATGACACCATCTTCTTCGTCATCCGAGAAAGGCGTTGAAACCACTTGTGAGCCAAAGAGATACTTCCCGTTGCGCTTCACTTTGATGTCTGTCTGGTAGCTGTTGATGAGTACACGCGGATGCAGATTTATGCTAGCGGCATACTTTTCAAGCTGGCTTAGCTTGATCTTGAATGACAGATGTTCTTCCTTGTTGCGTGTCAGCGTAAACGAGCGCTCGTAGGTGAGCATGGAAATATCAGCCAAGGAGACGCCGGCCGGACTGCACGCCTCGAATGTGTAGACACTTCCTTTAGCCATGCTAGATGCCCATGTATCCACTTCTCCAACGAGCTTCGCCAGTGACGGTATCTGTGCCACTGCTCGTGGTTAGGGCGATGTCGTTTCCACCTGGGTAGAGCATCCACCAGGAGCTTGTATCGCTGCGCTTGTCAAAGATACTGCCGCCGTTCAGCGTCACCGTGTGGGCACGCATATCAATCTGCACAACGTCACCGGGTGCAGTCGCCAAACCAGGCAGAGAGATGAACTCCCCTGTACGTAAGTTGGTGACGATCGGATTGGTCATAACGTCAGTGAGCACAAGCGACGGGCGCACTGCGGTGGTGCCGCCGTTTGTAACCGTGGTTGGTGAACCACCCGGGGCATAGACCACAGGGAAGACGACAGGGTATGTGTAACCACCTGAGACGATGCGTGTGAAGTTCGCAGTGAGTTCCCCGCCGGCCGTGTCGTCGTAGAGGATTGGGTCTGGTGCAAGAAGCTCGATCTTAAACCGAGCCTTGAACATGTCGCGGTCGATCGGCATGTCGAAATCGAGGAGGTTGCAGTACAGGATGTATGAGCCCCCTGCATCCGTCAGAATGCGTAGCACTACATCCTTGGATGCAATCGCCGTCTGAAGGGCTCTTCTGTTGCTCTCAAGCTCGACTACGTTGGAGGAGAATACCGCGCCCTGTAAGGAGACATGCCGCGGTGAATATAACTGCGTGCCTACGTACCCGCCATCACGACCAGCATTGTTGCCGCTGCTTGTACGTATTGGCGGCAAATCCAACCCCAGTATTTGCTCATTGAGGTAGGCCCGGGTGCTCGGATCATTTAGAGGGAAGTCATTAAGCCAGACTTTCATGACAGCATGAACCCGAGCTTACGCATTACCAAGTCAACGTCGATATTGTTGTTGACGTTGAAGTTCTCTATTTTCACCCCCCGAGCGCTTCCCATTTGGGTAGCCGACTGAGGAGTGTTGTTGCTGGCTCCAGCGAGCATACGCTGGGTCTCAGCAGCGTTAAATATGTGGCCGTCTGACCCTGGGACGTAGAGCTCTGATGTGCTGTTAGGGGTTCCGTCGGCATTCTCACCAACAAGGTATGGAACGCCTGCCTTTACTGGACCACCGGATGCACGCCCAAACGTGGAGACAAAGTCGACGACCTGTGTTCCCTGATTATTCTTGGATGTCTTAACGGTGACCTTGCTGCCGTCGATCCGCTTAATTTGCTGGCCGGCATCGAATGCATGACTCTTCACTTTGTCCAGATTGTCAACGGTTTCTTTCAGGTGCTCGATGAGCTGCTTATCTTTGGCTACTTCATCCTGCTTCTTTTTCAGGTCGTCTGCGGCGTCCTTAGCTCGGTCTTGCGCATCCTTCAAGTTATTGTGTGCCTGCTCAAGATTGAACGCAGCCTGGCGAGCCTCCAAAGAGTTAGGGCCGTATTTCTCGACTGCTTCGTTATAGGCACGTTGCGCCGATTCCACCGCTAGGGAACTGCCCTCGACTGCGAGGTTGCTATCTTTCAATAGATTCTGAGCTGTGGTTACGTTATCGGTGGCCACCTTGAGGTTGTTCTGTGCCGCAGACAGCTTGTCAGCTTCGGACCTCTGATCCATAAAGGTTCCTGCCACCACACCAACTGCCAAGGCGACTCCAGCAAACGCCAGTGCCCATGGACCAGTCATGAATGTCATCATGCCGCCCATGGAGCTAACAACGCCAGCAATCGCAGGGATGGTGGTCGCAAGGTTGGCAGCGAATCCGAGTACTGCCGACGAAGCACCAGCAACGGGACCACCAAACGCTAGTACGTTTGCCGTCACTGTGCGAAACGGCGAGTCATTTGCCAGGAGTGAACGGGTTACCTCATTCACCTTATTGTTGAAGTTGGTCAAGATGGGGGCTGTCAGAGTACCAACCTGCAACTTCAATGAATCGCTTGTGTCCTTGAGGTCCTTTTGTGATTTGACGTATGCGGCTACGGCGCCGATCGTCTTTGAATTTAGTGTCAGCCCGAGCTTGTCCGCCTGCCTTTCGAGGTCCACAATCCCATCGCGACCAAGATTTAGGACCTTCACCATACCGCCGCCACTGCGGCCGAATATCTCGATAGCTGCGTTTGTCTTGTCAACCCCGTCAGGCATTGACTTAAACTTATCGGCAACACTCATTAGGATGTCGTTGAAAGAACGGTTCGAGCCGTCGGCATTTTGTGTGGAAATATGGAGCTTATCGAGCGGGTTTACCGTATCCGTGAGGTCCTTTTGATATCCCTGAATGGCTAGCTGGACACCCTCGATTTTAGTCTTCAATGCACCCGACGAATCACCATTCTTTTTTTGTTCGTCGGTGAGCTTAGCCACCTGTTGCTTAGCAGCCTCAATCTTGTTGTTCAACTCCGCCTGCTTCATGGCAGCTTCAGAGTTCTTGTCCCGGTTATCGGCGATACGTCGCGTCAGTTGGTTGACCGACACGCTCAAGCCATCAGCACCAATCCCAGCCTTCCCGAAGGCATACAGCAAGCGTGAGCTCTGCTCGACCGTGTCACCGGTCTGCCTCGATAGGTTCTTAGAATTGGTTACGAGAGTCTGAGCGAATCCGATTGCATTCTTCTCGTATGCTCCGAGGCCGGCGGCCACTCCAGCAGCGGCAACACTTGCTACCGTCAATCCAGATGAAACCTTCTTCGCCATCGAATCGGCACTCTTTGAAACGGTGTCCGCCATATCTTGGACGCCCGAAGAGACCTCGTCTTTGGCTTGAACTACTATTTGTATAAGGTTGCTCATTGCTGGTATTGGCTTCTAACTGCTCTCAGATTATCACGATCACGCCGCAGTTCCCATATCATTCTCGTGCGTTCAATTACTTCAACTGGCTCGTCTTCGAATTGCTGAGCTGTCAGCCCAAAAGCCTCGCGATACTCAACCTCGAAGATGGCGTCTAGGACGTCTTGGGGGACGGCTGTTCCGAGTTCGTTGACGATGACATCTCTGAATTTTTCTCGTCGCTCACTGGCATCCCTTCGTTGGACGCTGTCGAGCGGGAGTCTTTTGGGTCGTAGTTCATCCCCGAAATTGCGGCAAAAACCTTGTTGACAAGATCGACTGATAGGTCAAAGTCATCAGGCTGCATGTCGGACTTTTCGTATTCCCCGGACTCAGTGAGTACCTGCACGGAGCCGCGCACGAAGTGGCGCTTGCATACTTCTGTAGCAAGGTCCATGGCTGCATCATCGTCGAGCTTATTGCTCTCTTGTAGCTCGGCAACCTTGTCCGAGAACTCTCGGCTTTCTCGTCGCGTGGCGAGCGTAACAATCACAAAGCAGTCAGGACCCCAATCCTCTTGGATATCAGAGAGGTCCACTCGCTTCGTTATAGCTAATCGTCGTTGTTTGGTCATATTTTCCCCTTGTTAGTTAGATGAGAATTAGGCCGCTGCGTAAGCAGCTTTAGCGTTGGTCAGAACGGCGCGGATCATGTAGCCAGTCGTCAGGTCAACTTCGGCTTTGAAGCCAAGTGTCTGCTCTACGACGCCGTCTAGGTCGTCGCTCATGCTGAATGTGTTCATGCGAACTTTGGGCATGGTGAACTTGAGCTCTGGATTTGCAGAGGTGCCGATGACTTTGTCGGTGTTCTTTATGTCGATAGACAATGCTTGCTGCGTGTTCGCAAACCACAGATCTTCCATAGTGGACGTACGGTATTGCAGAAGCAGTTCCCCCGTGACCTTAATAGTCTTACTCGTGGCTTCAGTGGCCTCAAGGCCAGTGCCCAAGTAGAACTCTAAGTCGGCAAGCCGTTCAATTGTCAGCTTGAGCCTCTTGACGTTTGGGGCTGTTGCAGCAGCCAAGCCAGCAACGTTGGCGGCGTGTTTAATCACCACGTGCGCCGAGTTGAAGCTGCTTTCATTAATGTAACCAACGGAGTCTGATCCATCGGTTCCAGAACGAGCCTTGACGTCACACGCGAGTTTGACCCAATCGCCCTGTTCTGAATTGATCTCAAGCTTAGAGAACACGCCAAGCGCATGCCGGCGGTTCGTTAGGTTGTCTTTACGGACAAAGGTAAAGGTTGGAGGGGTCTGCACCTGACTGACGTCAAATGTATGATCCTTGATAGTCGTAGACGCGTCAGCATTGGTGGTGGTGACGACTGCACCAAACACACCGAGAAGTGGATAACCAACTGTGTAGTCACGTAGGACGCCCTCTAGTGGACCTTCCGCCCATTGCTCGACAACCGCGCTATCACTGATGTCCTCGACGCGACCTAAAGCACTCGTGTTGTCGATTACTTTGTTGGCTCGCTGGAGACCAAGCTTCAATTGGCTGAACCCGTCTTGCGGAGCTACTGAGGTGCCAGGTGTGCCCTCGATTCCAATCCCGACGGCTACGCGCCTTGCTAATGTTGGATTACCGGACATCACCTTCCTCTTCTTTCTTTGACTTAGCTATTTCTACTGCCTCTTCAAGCGTTGGCGCTTCGACACTCACGCCGTATTCCGGCAGGTACCACACATGCTGTGTAGCTTCTGGCTCCGCAGCAGGGTTGGGTTGTGGTTGTGGTTTTGCTTTCTTGCTCATGATTTTACTTTAACACCGGGCCTTTCTATTGACTAGTATCCCCCGTATAAATGGAGGTCTTAACGGTTATGATTACGTGGCCCTCATGGGTCATAAGCTCCTTAGTCCTGGGAAGTACGCCAAGGCGGAACTCTATGTCCTCATCAATGGTCAGGTCGTTGCCGAGCTCCCTGCGAATGATGCCTTTGAGTGAGGTGGCTAGATACTGGCCAGTCGTGGCATCACGGGCTTCAACGACGTTGCGTATCTTCTGCTCTGTAAGTTGGTCCTCGTCGCTGCTTACGGTCCAGTCGTCCCGCTTATTGAATATGACCTTAATGACAATCTGCTCGGTCATTTGATCTGTCGTCACGTCGTAGCGACGAGTGGTGTCGCTAAACTTCGTGACAGCGATTGCGGGAAGCGATGATTTTGGAATAATATCCGGGTCGCCATCGTAGAACGCTTTGAAAGTACTGTCCCCTGGATCTGGCCCGTATACCGCCCGTAGCTTCTCCTTGATAATTGCGACTGTGTCTTTGTGCATGGCTAGTCCTCCACGATGCTGTTTACGTATTGGTCGGCTATATCAACGATCGTCTGCTGTCGCATGTCATCCACGGCCATCATCGTGCGTGCAGGCATCCTTCTCGTGCCGGATTGGAGGGCATCGAAGTATGGCGCCTCGTTGAATATGGTGACCGAGTTGTTGGTTGCTGTATGGCGGAAGTGTGTGTTGAGGAAACCGCTGCGGATGAGCGGCGGCCTGCCGGGAAAATACTTGGCTTTCCATGCGGCGTACGCAGGGCTCAGTGCATCCCAGGGCTGACCGATGATGCCGCCACGAGATACAAAGACCTCACCGGAAAAGAATCCGGTGAGGTACGTACCGATATCATCCATGGGCATGGAGAAATCGGATATACCGCGCGCGATGGCGCTCAACTTGGCCGATGTCTCCTTGACTCCCTGGACTTCGACTTGCACATTCAGACCACCCATTAGTAGACGTCCTCCATGCTGAATGAGCGAGGAGCACACTCGTCATCCAATGGGTATGCGTCTGTGGCGCCCGTAGTGAGCGCAGGATCGCCGTTAGCGTCCGGAAGGGTCTCCTCGCCACTCTTGATCGCCTTGAGCTGTTCACGGGCATCCTTGATGCGCTTGGAGCCATCGAGCGACGAGCCGTCATTCAGTGTGCCGTACTGGTCTATCAGCAGGAGGCCGGCGGCCAGTTGGCGTGTGATCCCCTTGATGCGATCAGGCACGAATGAATCAAACGGCACCGTGTAACTGGTGCCGCTCAGGGTGCTGTTGACTTCGGCTTGTGCATCCGCTATTGCCTGGTCGACTGTGTCGTCAAGCAAGTTGGGGGCGTTACCGAAGCCAGCAGCTTCACGTACGGATTGGGTATCGACGTACATGATGAGGCTTCTTACTTGTCGCCTGGCTTCTTAGGGACCGCTTTCAAGTTCTGTGGTTCAGAAGCTTTATTGCTCGCGGTAGCCTTCGATTCATCCTTTGCGGTTGAACCTTTGGACTCTGTGTCACTCTTGATAGGTTCGGCCGCGCCACGATCAAACAGAGCTTGAGCTTGAGCTTCGGTCATCTCAGCTTCCGCACCAGGACCGTAGTCCGCGTTGTTGTGGTTGACTGTTTCCAGGAATTTAACTTTCATGGCGTTACCTCTGCTTATATTCGATTGTTACAAGAGCCTTGCCACCCGCAGTGGTCTTTGCGCTTGTGAGTTGGTAGAAGCTACCGGCATCAACGGTGTTGTTCGTTGTAGGGGTAGCTGACTGCTCGTTGCCAATGGCAGCCGAGGCAGCGTGTGAGGTCTGGCCTCCCGTGCTCGCACCAGTTGCATTAGCACCAGTTACGGTGCCTGCATCTGTACCAGCGAGGGCTTTCGTCACTGTCGTGCGGACCTTTGTGACCGTGACAGAAGATGGGAAGTAGACCTTAGCGGCACCCTGTTCGCCAGTCTCGAATGAGACTGGCACAACGAGGATGTGCGTACGGTTGAGTAATTTGAGGACCTTTTCAGCTAAGTACATGGCGCCTCCTAAGCAATCGCGTTAAAGATTGCGTAGCCGGCTTCCTTGGCCATTACCTTTTCTTCAACGTCGTCTTGCTCACGAAGGTAAGTGCCGTCCGGTTCCCATGATTCATTAGTCGCGACGTTGCGGCCATCAGGCATGTAGAGGCTCTTACCAAAGGTGATCGTCTTGTCGAGGACTTCACCGTCTGCAAGGTAGAGCAACCATGCGTGCTTGCCCCATACCCAGTCACCGGTAGCGGTTTGGCCAGGAGCGGCAGTGTTCTGCTTAGTGTCAGTAACGATGAGCTTGGTGATGCCGTACTCTTCAACCAATGAGAGAAATTGTTCTTTGGTCAAGAGGCCACCAGAAACGTTGGTGAACAAACCAACGAGCTTAGGGTGACGTCGCAGCACACGCCATACACGCTTGTCAAAAAGCAGCGTGTTTGGCGACTTGAACGAATCCAGCTCGACCGCGTTGGAACCTGTTTCGATGTCAGCAAGTGGGTCAGAGTTGTCGTAGTCGCTCCATTGACCAGTTCCTGATTTAGTAACGTAGTGGCCAGAACCAAATGTTGCGCTATTCTGCATAATGCTGGCAACTCGACGCTCTTTGTCGAGCAACATGAGGTCTCGAAGGACTTCGGTTGCATCTGATTTAGCGTTCAGAGGAGTCTTAGCGCGTTTGATGTCGTCAATAGGGACGAAGATCTTCAGGCTGCGCTTGGTCAGCGGACCAAATGATTCGCGGGTTAGCGCGTATTCAACCTCGGCTGACTTGTCTTTGCTGCCTCGGGCAAGTGCGGTATCTACTGCACTCGTGTAGGCACCCTTGTCGTATACGTACCATTCACCATTGATGTCAGGCACCGACATGCTAGGGAAGATTTGATCGGCAACATAGCTAGTGTTCCGGTAAGCCTTCGATACATTGGTTAGGATCGGGTCCTGATTATAGATTGATTGTTTGGGCATTTCTTTGTCTCGCTTTTATGAGCTAGGCGATTAAGCCACACTCGCTTATGTATTCAACTTCGTCGTTTGCGACACCGGTGACAATGGCTCGACCAAAGTAAGCGTCACCAGAAGCGGCGGCGATTGCTTTACCATTTGCGTCCCAAGTAAGGCGGGCCATGAGTGTGTTCACGGTGCCACCGAGCTTGACTCGGCCAGATCCGCGAGCGTTGCGTACACGTACGCTGACCATTTCACCGGCTACACCTTCTGTGTTAAGCACACCGATGCACTCGTCCGTGTCGGCTGCACAGAGAACGACTGCGCGGTTGCTGTCGAGCTTCACGCCGTAATAGCGTTTGCCGGTCAAATCTGCGCCGGCGGGGAAGCTCATGTGGTTGCTATCAATTGCAAATTTCGACATGACTATTCCTCTCCTCGGTAGTCAGCTAGATGGGGGTTCTTCTCGATTACGCGAGCCAGAGCTGTGCTGTATGGGATATTTTCTTTTGCTGCTAATTCGGTGACACTTGCGTTGAGCTGGTCAGCCTTGCTTGTGCCAGTTGGTTCGTCAGCACCAGAGCCTTGCGCACCTTGGGTAACCAAACGGTTCTCAGGTAGCGAGGCAAAGAGGCTTTCAAGACGGGTTCGCATAGCAGGAGCTGACGCCATAAGGATGTCGACAACTTCTGTTTGCTGCTCGCTCTTGATGCGGCCAGTCTTCACGTGTGCCATGACCTTTTGAGACAAGCGCTCACGGTCGAGCTCAAGCTTAGCTTCCATGCCAGCCTTAGCGTTGGCTTGGAGCTTTTCTAGCTCGCCACGAGAAATCGTTACTGGCTGAGCAGATGCACTAACGTTTGTTGGTGCGGGCTCCGGAGCTGGGGTTGGATCTGGTTTTGGGTCACCTTCAGGAGCAGGCTTGGGGTCTGTTCCTGGTTCGGGATCTGGTTTTGGGTCACCACTTGGTGCTGGATCTGTAAGTCCGAACGTACTGCGCTCGTCGTCAGTCAGCTCGGCCTTGTGCTCGGTGAGAAATGTTTTCTCCTCATCCGATAGGTTTGCTGGGTCTTTTGCCCGCAGGTCTTCTAACTTCATAGAATCTCCTTTTAATTTATCGCTGCCTGCGCGGGCGGACGCCATAACAGGTTTCAGCTTCTTGAATAATGGGTCGTTGGTGAGTGTCGCTCCGGTCAATACGTTCACCCAGAACTCACCTGCTTTCTCTGGGTTTTCAAGTGGGCAGCCGCGGTGGTTGTACTCCATGGATATGTAGCGATACTCATCACGTAGGACCTTCTCTTTGCCGAGCTCGGTCCACGTGATGTCACCCATGAGGACTTCACCATCGAGGTATATGTTGGTAATGCGGAAAGTTGCAGCACCGCCCATGTGGTCGAGGGTTCCGGGCAATGGCTCGGTTCCCTGCACGCGGTATACGCCAGCATTGAAGTGGCCGACAGCCTCTTGTAGGTCTGCTGCTGTTAGTTCAAAGTCGCCATGCCAGGGGGTACGCCAAGCTCCCACGCGACACAATTCAATCTTGTCTGGAAGCGCGCCTTTAGCATCAGCTTGAAGCTTATAGACGAGTTGAATTGGTTTGATAGCGTTCATTACTAATAAATATCGGTCATCGCAAGGGTAAAGTCAACAACGAACTTATGCTTCGCTACTTGTCATAGTTGTAAATACAGCCGCAACGGCAACGAGGATGTGCGGGCGGATATAGCAGAGGACCATTCTCGGTCTCGAACTCTTCGTCTATACCCACCGTTGCATCCTTGTTCAGCGTCGCGATTGATGTGCAGATGGTGCAGGCGCCGACGAGGTAGTCCCACGTCTTCGACTTGGCGCCGCTCTGTAGAGCGAACTGGTTGAGTCCCATCTGATACGCGTTCACTGATTCCGTGTTGGCGATCATCTCTGCACGGACCGGGCTTGCGATGTGGTTGTACACGCGCTCTGTAGCTCCGTGTATGTCCTCGCCGGCCTCGATGCTCTGAGTGATGCTGCGGCGGATGGCATCCCGTGTGGTGTCCGTGACTGCACTCACCAGCTCGGCCGTGTGGTTACGTGCTGAGTCGAGGATGTAGTCAGAGAGGTTGGTCAGCCCTATGGGGGTGTCGTGTATGGCTTCCCCTGCTTGGCCACCGATCGTAGCTAGCTCCGTGATGTGGTCGACGAGCACGCGGTACAGGATGGTTCGCTCTTCGTTCCACACGTCATCACCGTTGCCAGGGACGATGGATGCACGTACAGGTGCGGGGAGCTCGTTCCACTTGATGTAGCGGACGGCTCTCTCAGCAGCGCCTACGAGGTACTCGGCTACGTCTGTCTCTAGAGCGGCCTGCTCCTGGACCAGGCGCCGGAACGTGGCACGGTCCCGCCTGTAGCTCGGTTGCCAGTCTTCGCTAGCCAGGAGCACAGCCCTAGCCGCGGTACGTGCTTCAAGCAGCTTGGCGCGGCTTGTCATACAGGAGTCCAGTTAGGGCAGCGTGCAGGTGCTTGGCTTCGTCCAGGACCGCAGATGCCTTGGTGCTCGATGCTGCGCTTGGCTGATCGCCGTAGTTGATGCCAGTGGTACTGATCGTCTGGCCGTTGTACACCTTGCCCAGTGCCGCAACCCACTTGTCGGCTATCGCCTGGTCGTGCTTCACGTATGCAAGGGTGAGGTGTGGCTTGTACTCGCTGAACGTCTGGATGTGCGGCAGAAGGGTCAAGCGCTCATGCCCGTCAATGAGTTCCGGGGTTGTCTCCACATGAGCCACGATGGCGTAGGAGTCGCCGAGGTCGAAGGCATCGACGTTATCGAGCTTCACAGAGTCCAGAGACCAGCCCTTCAATACAGCGTCGACCTTGTCCTTCCAGACATTGCCGTTCTCTAGTAGGCCGTAGAGCAGGGTCACATGAGCTTCCGTCTCGGCTACTGCCCCCATTGTGTGGTCGTGTCTGGATGTGCTCGTTGCTAAGTCTTCGGGCGAGTCAATGTGACTGAGAATGTCGAGTGTCTGGGTATCGAGCATGATGCAGCCGGGCTCATCAGGAATCATGTCGAGGCCGTCATACAGGCCAGGTACTTCACGTGCGCTGATCGAAGCGCGCATACGTGCTGCCGCGGTGGTCTTAGCGGTAGGCTTCTTTTCGGCGGCCGGCGGAGTGGATGAGTCTGCCTTGTTTTTGAGCTCGTCAATCTCTTCCTTGGAGAGCTCAGGCATTCCTACGATGCCACGGAAGTAGTTCTCATCTTCTGGCCGGGGGTGAATAGCGCCGGACTCTGCAAACGCCTTGATAGCTGTTGCTACCTCAGTCGCGTTGACGTCCCCGATTTTGCCGAATGCAATCTTCGGGTACTCCGTGACCGTATAGTTCAGATCAACGAGAGTGCGTACAGCCTTCTTGAGGCCGGTTGCAATGAGCTTGGCGATCGTCTCAACAGACATGTTGAAGAACGAGGTTAAGTCCTCGCTTAGAGAGCGCGAGCCGCTGCCCCCTGAAGCGCCAAGTTCCAGGAACTGAGCGAGGACGTTCTTGCTGATCTGTCGGTCATGGTGGTCAATAGCTTTGTCTGGGCTCTTCAGACCACCGGCGCCCATATCCATGATGCCGACTTTGTATCCTGCTGGGTGCTCCACGAAAGAGGACTCATTCACGCGGGCATTACGTGCCATCTTCTTGACTGTCTCGCGGTCCTTGGTGTTAGCGCCTGTTGGATATTCAATGTCGATGATGCCGAGTCCGTGGCGTTCAAATGCCACTGCTTCCATGAGGTAGTACTTGTCTTTCATGTACCAGTGCTTGTATGCGGTGCGGAGAATGGAACGACCAGCATAGTTTTCGCCCTCCTGCTCGTTGGTGAAGCGAATCAAGCGCTCTTCAGGTATAGACACCAAGCCCGTAGTGAGGGTCTGGGTGATGCCAGGGCCGGCGGGTACTTCGGTGCCGTTTACCGTGACAGATTGGGTCTCCCATGCATACACGGTGGTCTGCTTACGGAAGGCGAGCTCAGTCAGGACGATCATCATGCGGCCGTCAACCATACGAGGCTCAAAGACCATCTCGAAGAGACTGAAACCGAATGCAAGCAGTGTCAGTATTTCGTGGAGAGTCTTATCCCAGTCGATATAGTCACCGCTAAAGAAGTTCCTCTTTACGAACTCGGCTACCTCTAGGTCTTTGGCTTCCTGTGAGGCAGGTTCTACATGCCATCCGGCAGCTTGGATCGGCAAGCACACGGCACGTAATGATGATCCGACGGTTGCATCATTGGAACGCATCTCGTTCCAAATCTTGAGGCCGCGCATACCTTCAAGCTTACGGTTGTATTCCTCACCGCTAATGATGCCCGAATAGATTTGTACGCCTGACTGGCCTTGCGCCGGTCCGGTGACCTTCTTTTTGTCGAGCTGTTTCTTGTCAGTGTTCTTGGCCATTTAAATACAGAATACGCTAGAATTGATCGTCCAACAAGCCACCCGTATATGAGTCATCAAGCTCTTGGTCATCCTCGGGGTTGTATTCGATTTTGCCTGGATCAGGGAAGAAGCTCATGATTACGGCATCGGCTTTGTCTGGGCTACGACCAATGCGTTTTTTGGTGTCCTTCTTTTCTTCGATCGTCACCTTCCCCTTGCGGATGGTGTACTCCACGCTGGATAGCTCAAGCTTCAGCTCGTCGTCGTCTGGTAGCGCGACCTTCTTGTTGATGACCAAGCGAGCAAAATTCCACCACAGCTCGCTACGTAGGTTGGCGAACTGCACCTCTCCGGGGCCGGGGTCCTTGACGGTTGGCGATTCAGACACGTTGACCGGCACAAAGCGGTGTACGGCTGACTGCTCCTCGGCCTGGCGGAGCGCGTTGTCGAACACTGGACCGCCCACACCAATCACGTCGATGAACATGACCATGTCCGGGTTCAACGGCTCGATCATCCGCAGCTCGTCGTTGAGCACTGTCGTGTCAGGTGTGTGGAAGGCACGGATCGGCTGTACGCGGTACCCGTCACGTCTGGCTATAGCCGACTGGTCGGAGCCTGTACGCGCTACATCGACACCTACACGTGGGAGGCCGGCGGGTACTTGCTCCTGGCGCTCGGGCTCCATGGCGTACTCGATGAGGTTCAGAGGTATGAGGGTGTGCTCACCGGCAGATGGGAAGCACCCCTCGACGCGGCTGTCCCACAGTGGTGTACCGATCCCCCACTTGAAGATGCGCTCGTAGGCCCATATAGGGGACACGAGGAAGGGGTTTGCCACTTTGAGCGGACGCTTGCTCTCGATGGCTTCCACCAGCTGCTCGGCAGGGTGGTGCTCGTTCTTGCAGTCATGCACCTCACAGCGCTTGATGTCGTTCTCTGTGAAGTTGGGTGTGTCCCACGCGCTCACGGTGATCTTGTTCGTGATGCGTACGCGGTGCGACTCGTAGAACGTGCCACCGATCGAGGTGGGGTTGCCGATGTAACAGATGCGGCTGTTGGCGGAGCTTGCAAGCGAGTCGATCGCTGCAAATATCTCCTCGCCCACACCCGCGGCCTCGTCCACGATCACAAGCAGATGCTCTGCGTGGAAGCCGTTCATGGCGTCGGCGTCCTTGCCGGTCACACCGATGGCGAACCATCCGTCAGCAACATCAAGCTGTGTGGTCAACGGCTTGCCGGGGAACGGGTACTTGCTCGTAGCGTGTGCAGTCCTGAGCTCTCGCCACAAGACTTGCTTCACCTGACGCATCGTGGGGGCCGTGGTGACGACTTTGGAGTTGGTATGCGATAGCAGGAACCAGAGGGCTATACGGGCCGCTATGTAGCTCTTACCGGAGCCGTGGCAACTACGAACAGTCGTGATGCGGTTGTCACGTATGGACCGAGCTATCTCAATCTGCTTGTACCAGGGGTCAATACCGAGGTAGTGGTTGAAGAACCACTTAGGGTCAGCCCTACTCTTGGCTTGGATCGTCTTGAGAGTCTGAATCGTCGGAGTCTGGCTCATCACCTGCCTCTGCTAATTGGTGCCAAGCAACCTCACCACTGTGCTCGATGGCTTTCTTCTCAATCCAGGGGCCGGCCTCGTTGTTGTAATTCACGTTGAGATTGAACATGGCGCCCTTACTGTACGGGCTGTAGAGCATGCTCTCTGCGTATGCCTCGCAGCGCTGTATGGCGCTCTCTATCGTGTCCAAGAACTCGCCGTTGCGATCCTTGTAATTGAGTAGAGTTTGGCGGCTGACACCGAGGGCAAGAGCCAGACCCGTAACGAGGTATGGCTTCTGTTCCGTGTAGTACAGCTCCTCTTTGAAGTACGCCGAACCGTCCTCTTTGATTACCTTGGTCATGCGTTGTGATTGGTGTGGATCGCACTCGCCAAAGTATGCATCAATCCTCTGATTGAGCTCATCGAGAGTCTTTATTTTGAAGGGTCGACCTCCAGGGTGTTTTTCTTGTTCTGCCATAGTTGTTAGTTCCTATATTGCTTGTGTCTTGATAGTAACATCAAAAAGCACAACACAGAAGGTCATTACTGCCCAACAGCCATAAAGAAGCTGAGGCTTGAAGCTGCGAGCGTACCTAATGTGGATGGCGCCGTGGTTGTGATGCTTGAACCAGACGTAGCAAAACGGGAGTTGGCAGCAGATAGACCGAGGTTGATACTCGATCGTCCTGTGCCACGTATAAAGGTTGGCAGGGTCGTTCCGTTAGCCCAAACACCTACGTATATGTAGCCCGCGGTAATGCTCAGTGGCGCCCCGGTAAGAGCAATGGTTTTGGTGCCTGTTGACTGGAAGGCTGTTGACTGGTCGGCTGATTGGCCTATGAGGGTGGTGCCTTGGTATACAGCTACACCAGCAGATGTGAGGCCCACACCGGCAGTTGCTACATCGAGGTACACGTTGCTGATCGTGGTGTCTGCTGCGATTGGTATGCGCGCAAGGAACATCACGCCGGCGGTTGAAAGAATCGAGGTTGCCTGAGCGCTTGTGATGTCCAGGCTCCAGCCAATTAAGCCCTGGTCGGTCGGAGTCCAGTTACGGGGTCCTCCCCCGATCGCTGCAACCGCTGAGTCGACGTAGCTCTTGTTCGCTGCTTCCGTGCCCGTAGCGGGAGTTGGGACGTTGGCAATCTTCTGGTTGTTGGCGTCCAGGCGACCCGCTTGGAGCTTGAGGGCTGTTGCGGTACCTGCTCCTGCGTTGACTACGTCCAGGCGCATACCGATGACTTCAGATGCACTGTTGGCGTCCTGGTCGAGGTCGACGCCAATGGCAGCACCGTTGTTGTCGATGATGATGCCCTTGCCTTGGGACACACGTATCTGCATAGCCTCGTTGGTGCCGAAGTGGTCAATCCAGACGCTACGGGCAAGACTGCCTGTGTCTGGCTGACGCACAGCGAAGAGGCCATACGCCGTGTTGGTCGTCATGGCTGTGCTGGATTCAATCAGCAACGCTGCACGGCTAGAAGCAAGCGAATAGCTCTGTGTGAGCCGTACGCCGTTCTGTGTCGTAGCGTTCGTGAGGTCCTGGAGGGCAGCGGCAAAGTCCCAAAGGTTATTGGCGTTCGTCGCCTTCATGAGGGCTGTGCGTCCGCCGGCTGCGTAGTTGGTGTACAGGCCCAAACCGATGTCTGAGTTGAGTGTGTTGTCGAGGTGGATGGCACCTTGTGTAGCTACGTTCGTGCCCGTCAAACCGGTCTGTACGATGTCAATGGCGGGGCTCGTAGTAGCGTTGCTCATCTTCACTGGCTGGTCTGGCATACGGCCAACGAGGACGTTCGTGTTAGTGCTGTTGGTACCTGAGTTGCCGTACACGACGTTGTTCGTTCCGATGTTGCTTGAGCACTCGATTTGATTCGTAGCGTTACCGAAGACAGTGTTGCCGCTTACGGTGTTGTAGTCGACACCCACACCGGTGAGCATGATGCCGCGTAACTGGCTTCCTGGTACTTCATCGCAGTAGCAGATGTTGCCGGTGATGGTGCACCCTGTGATGCCTGCACGCACGATGATGCCGCAACCGTTTTTGAGTGCAGCCGCGGAGCCGTTACCGACGTTCGTGTTGTTCCGGCAGATGTTGCCGGTGATGGTGCAGTTGATCGAGGAGTTCTTGAGCTCGATGCCATCCGCATAGTTGAACTCAATGATGTTGCCGCTTACGACCGAGTTGGCAGAGGTATCAATTGGCAAGCCTTGGTCGCCCGCGGTGCCACCGCAATAGCCTACGTAGTTGCCAATACAGGTTGTAAATGGGTTGTGGTCCAGTACGAGGGCATCGTCACCGCCGTACTTGATGAGGTTATGCGAGAACGTGTTGTACGAGTTGAAGAGCGTGTCTGTGGCTGTACCGCCGAGCAAGCTGTAGTGGTGGCTGTTTGTGATCTGGTTGCCGGTAATGCTGTTGTAGTCGCTCTTGGCAGATAGCTGGACACCTGAGTTGTTGTCGTCGGATACGCCGTTACGGAAGGCACTCCACGAGGTCGTGACGAGCATGACGCCGTTGCCTGTACAGCTCCGTGCCTCACAGCGCTCTGCCTTGATCTGGGTCGATAGCTCCCAGTAGAAGCCTTCTGTAGCAGCGTTGGAGACCTTGACGTTGTACAACTGGGCGGCAGTGACGTTCTTGAAGTAGACGCCACGTGTGGTGGTGTTGCTGGCCTTGTTGGCGTCGATCTCGATGTCACGTATGCCGAGCTTGCTGTTGCCCGTTGTCTGGTCCTTGTTCACGATCACGTGACCGTTCTGCGAGGCTGCGAGCGTGAGCTTGGTGCCGGTGCCGTTACGTCCTCGGAGCGTCACGTTGGTGGGGATGGCAAGCGCAGTTGTGATGGTGCAGTCGTCACCGACATACACGTCGCCGCCGGCCGACAGTCCACCCACGTAGTTCAGAGCTGCTTGGATCGCCGCTGACGCGTTCGCGTACGAGGAGATAGGGAAGTCCCCCGCGGCTGCGTACACAGTGGCTACGGTCGTGCGGATGCGGTCGGCGTACGTCCTAGTCGCCTTCTGTGTGGCGACCAAGAGGTCTGATGCTGCTGCAAGCTGGCTGTCTGGGTCGAGCTGGGTGGCCTTGAGCTGAGCATCGTTCGTGACGCTGGAGAGCCCTACGTCTGTCTTCGTAACCGCTACTGCACCGGTCTTGCCCGCGACGGATGTAACGGTATTGACCTGGGCGCCGGGCTCGACGGCGGCAAGCTTCGTGCGCTCTGTACCCGTGTACGCCTTGTTGGTCGTGCCGTCTGTGAGCGTGTCTGCCGACTGCGTACCTGTGTGGTTGGTTCGCTGTGTGGCATCGACGTTGGGGACGGAGCTCAGGCCCACATCGGCCTTAGATACGGTCACGTCGCTAGTGAGCGCATGGCCGTTGACTGTACGAGCGGCAGGCACCTTGGCATCGAGGGCTGCTTGCTGAGCTGTCGATACCGGCTTGCTGGAGTCGGGGGTGTTGTCGACGTTGCCGAGCTGTACGTCGCTCTTGCTGAGCGTCACCCAGTCCGCAATGAAGTCGGTACCAGAGAGCTTGGCCAGGACCTGACGTGTAGAGCCTCCGATTGGAAGGCTTGCGCCTGGAGGACCTTGCTTGCCACGGAAGCCGTTGAGCACGTTGACGTCCTTGACAATCAGCGCTCCGTCGAGGCTACCCAAGTCCACGTGCACGAGGATGATTTGGTCAGGCACAGTGGCGTCTACATCGCTCTGGTTGCTCTGTGCGGTCCAGTCGTGGTTGTAGGTCTGGCTAACACGGAAGCCACCCGTAGCGGCTGTGACGATCTCTGTACCGTCACCGTTCTGAAGCGACAGGTCGTAGTAGTACTGCGTACGTGCGTCGATGGCCTGGGTGTCCGTGAGCGTGAGTTCCTGGTCCCATATGCCCTCGGCGGGCTGCGTGAAGGTACCTGTCTTACGGAAGAGAATCCCGGTGTTGTCCGTAGGGTTCTGTTTCGGCGTCACTGTCCAGTAAGCCGTATAGCCAGTCATGTTGGCTGGCTCTCCACCGACCGTCACCATGAATCTAAAGAGTGGTGTATTTGATCGGGGGAAGAGTATGTTACGGCTCATGCTATTCAAATAGTAGCATCAAAGGCACGTGTGGTGAATAAAGAAAACACACAACCCCCGGTAGTGTTCGGGGGTTGTGTGCATGGACTGCATGTCTTTATATGGAAGACGGTCTTCATTGTAATTCATTCATGATCGTTCTGCAACGTAATGCTTAAAGCACCTCTTTGGCCATAGGCCGTACTTTCCGTGAGCCTGGCAGTACCTGGCTGAGCATTGCCGTAGAGCTAGCGCGGCCAGGTCTTTGGCTTGGATCGTGATGGTCAATCTGTCGACAGTCATGCCTTTGATGCCTTCCAGGAAGACATCAGCCTCTTTGTAGGCCCAAGATTAGCTTGGTGCAGATCATAGAATCCTTCATCAAGAAGCTTGAAAAACACATCTCGGCAGGCACGCACATCTGCCATAGCATCGTGTGCACCGTCATGCGGCCTGCCAAAAAAGTGCTTGTGAGTACTGGCGAGTGACGGGTACTTGTATGGCGAGTCGTTCCAGAGCCGGCCATCGCGTACGTAATAGAGCTTATCCTGTGGGCTCGCTGGAGTACGTACAACATATAGCGATCCCACCATGGTGCAAAATACAGGCTTGCTCTTGATCCACACTTCAGTAAGCGGCAAGTTGTCGTGCACCACGTCCACGTCATACGCGATGTTGTGAGCAACGATTAAGTCGGCCTGCTTCACGAGGGCGGCGAATACCGGATCAATCTCGTGTTCCCATATCCCTGCGTATGCAGCGAGCTCGTTCGTGATGCCATGTATGTTGGTGGCCTCAACCGGTATGTCGACGTCATTGCACTTACTGATGAGGTTCAACTCTCCTAGCACACGACATGTGTCTGTGTCCTGGAGGATGGCACCGAGCTGGACTAACCGGGGCTTGAAGCTTGGGTTATCGCGTGTCTTGATGCCTGTGGTTTCTGTGTCGAAGAATAAGACTTTCATGATGCTTTGAATCCGATACCTTCCTTCGGTGCGGCTTTAACGAGCTCGATAACTGCTTGACATAGCTCTTTAATCGCAGGGTCGTTGCTTAGCTTGGAGATGGTTTCGATTTTTGCAACGGCGACCTTCTGCTGGGCGGTCATAACGCTCGGTCTCCAGTGAAGAAAGAGTCAATGATCGTTACGAGCTCATCGAGCCCACACGCAAACTGAGCTACATAGCCATCGCGTGCGTAGTCCTCAAGCACAACCGCAGCCTTTGCGATACTCGCCGTGCGCCATGTGTCGTCGTGGTTCTTTAGCTGTGTGCCTTCAGGCTGGATGTTGAGCAACAGACCTTGGTAGCGCTCGCTTGCGCTCGGTGCATACACCGGGTACCCAATGAAGAGATCGGGCTGGCCTGGCCCATTGATTCGTAGGTACACCGCCTTGCCGCCATAGCGTGCATTCAGATATTCAATCGCGCGTTCGCGTAGTGACATGTCCTTCATAGAATCGGCTCCTCGTTGCGACGTAGCCACAGGCCAATCGCGAGGCCGGCCGCCACTGCGACCATCAGTTCAAAAACAAACATGGATAGGTTCTCCTTTCATTAGTGCTGCTGGTGCACATTGGGGCGCCGAAGGAAGCTCATGCGAAAGAACCTCAGCGACCCAATGCGGATCATCAGGGGATATAGGGCGAGGCCGGATTCGAACCGGCGATCAGGTGTCCGAAGCTTACTAGCGATCTGTTCACACACCGAGATGTGTTCAGCACTTGCTAACCTTGCCTTACCACTTGGCCACTCGCCCTGACCGCCTGCTTCTTTTGGAGGGAATCGCAGGCAAGACCTCCGCGTAATTTAGGCGGCTCCCCACTCGATATGTGGGGGTGTTCGCGTAGCCGAGAGTACTTTAGAGACATCACTCCACTGTCTTGCGGTATTCCACCGCACTATTTGGGAGAGGCGGGGACTCGAACCCCGCTGTTTGGAGCCATACAGGAGGAGTAGGTATCCCCCTTGTGCGCCTCTCGGACAAACACGCTCATCGACGGTTTAAATCTTCGTCTAGTCAGCTACCATCTGACATCTCTCCCATGGTGCTGATAGCAGACTTGTGGTGCGTCATATCAGCGCCGGCATTATCACAGCCGTCCACTCCACAAGCTACCTGCTATCAGCTTTACCAGCGCCCGAGTGGATGTCTCTTTCTCACTCGCATTGTGTATTTACGACGGGGGGATTACGGTGCTCAACGGGCTGGAGGGTAAACAAGCCTGGAGCGGTTAACGTAGCGCAAAATGTGAATGTGCTAGTTGAGGGCTTTACGAGTCTTCCGCTTTTCGCGCTTTTCTCGACCCTCGTACGCTGTCGTTAGCGACAGGATGTTTTCCTTAACGGTGACACCGTCCTTGTTCAGGAAGTACACCGTTGGATATGCCGAGAGCTGAGGTCTCAGCTCTTCCTTTTCAGCATACCACTTGATTGCCTTATATTGCTTGGCAGTAAAACCCATGACTAGAAAGGTATGTCGTCTAGATTTACTGGGCCCTCGCCATCGTCATCAAGCCCACCGACGAATGATTCAGGGGCCGGCGGGGAGCTTGGTTGTTCTGCCGCGGCTGGGCTTGATGTTCCTTCTTGGCTCGCAGCTGTGTCGCTGCCGTCATCCTTCTTAGATTCTGGGCTCGCGTGGCTCATGACATAGTGCACGGCTCGGCCCGTAGTAGCGGCGGAGTCGATTGTCCAGCCATCTTTGAGCTTTCCTTCAACTTCCCAACCGTCTTGGTGGTCATGGACCACGATATATTTGTATTCCATAGTGTAGCTATCCCGTTTATTTGTACCCCCATTTAATACCGCGGGCACAATTCAGTCAATACCGAATTTATAGAATGCTGTGGATAACTCATGGACCGGCGGCCGCTGATTGCAAATAGAAACCGGCCATGCTTAAATACTGGCAGCTGAAACGCATCACTAGACATGCTGCTGAGTAGGCATCAGGACAAGAAAAAAGACCGCTTGTGCGGCCTCTGTTTGGTGTGTTTGTTTTTAGCATCACTAGACAGTTACCATTATAGCGACTTTTTCACCTGAATCAATAGTGTAGGCAGGGTTGCGTATTACCCACCGCGGCACTCAAAAGAACGCGGCACAAACCGCTGTACTTTTCGGCTACTGACCTTCTCCGGGCAACATGTTTACTACTTGCTCTGCTCGTTCTCCACTAGGAGATTGGCTCGAACCAGGAGAATCCACCAGTGGTCGTAATGTACAGCGGCCACAAAACGCACGATGGCTAGACGTATGGCTTGTTATACGTTCCGGTGACGGAGTGGACCGACACACGACCACATGCACATTAACAACCCGAGGGACCGTTTACATAGAGGCGACATAGAATGTTTGCAATTTTACATAGGACGAGCCAAATGTAAGCCAAACGCATTGGACTTTACATACAGGCAACCCTCCAAAAAGCACAGCTCCAGAGTAGACGTGTCTCACTCCAGAGCCGAGCATTTCGTAAGGTGCCTCCCCGCAGGGTTGCGGAAAAAGGGGGTTTGTTTGTTGTGGCTTATGTTTTACAATAGGCGCATAGCTCGCAAGGGCTTGCACCTTAGAGGTCAATACAGACCTGAAGAAACTCCATTTTATTGTTAAGACGCATAGTTCTTAGCGCAAAACCAACCTACCCCCGCCACTATCCCGTGCGGGGGTTTTCTGTTATGCAGAGATCATGCCGCCGGTAATGATCCAGCAAGCAAGAGCGAAGCCTACGACGCAGAGCTTGCCGATCAGCTCCTTGTCGCGTTGGTGGAATGCTGCGAGATCAGGCAGTGCACGCGGAGTGCCGACGAAGTGCCATTCAGTATTTGCAGCGTGCTTGCGTCGCTTCAGTATGTCGACGTGTGCCCGCTGGATCGCCTTTTGTTCTTTGAGTGTGAGAGCGCGGCGCATTTACTTGCCCTCCAACAGCTCGGGGTTTTGGTGGATGTTGCCTATGACTTCGAGGTCATCAAAATTGTATAGTGGCAATTCATTGTTTCTGCGATCGCTATGCTCTTTCAGGTCATAATTTCCGCAGCTGTCGTCATATACTATTTCTCCAACCCAATGATCGACGATGGTGAGCTTGCACCTGACCACATCCCCCTCATAAATCTCCACGCCATTCTTGTCTTTGAGGCCGGTGTATTGCATGAGATAACAGACGCCTGGCTCCCAGTATCCATGTTCTTTATCGCCGCTAAACGCTGTTTGCTTCTCTGTAGGAATAGGAACACTAAATGGTTCGCAAACATATTCACCATGAGGATATACATCATCCATTAGTTTCTTGGTACGAGTATTCCATGCGCGGAATTTGATTTCTCGTTGTTGATTCATAGTGACTACCCCGTTTATTTATACCTGCAATTATGCGCCCTCAACTAAATTCGGTCAATACCGAATTTACGAAATGACTGTGGAAAACTGCGCCTGGGTCACCACGCGAAAGAGCTGTTTTGCCTCTGTCGGTCCCTGGTCAACGAGCCATGCAAGCTCACGCGCTCGGGCCTCGTCCACGGCCAGCCACACGATGATTGGGAACACGGGCCATTCGGCCCCATCCGCAGCGTTGTAGGCCTCCCAGTAGCGCGTGAGCTTGTCTTTGATCTGGCGTTGGCCCTCGGTCGCCATGTCCACTTCGAGCCAGAGCTTGAGTCGGTCGCGGAAGCGAGGCCGGTCAATCTCCACGTAGGCATCCGGCTTCAGCTCATGACGGCCGATCGTCACCCAGCAATTGGACTCGCGAGCCCAGCCAACCAAGCCAATCGCGGCGGCCCTTTCAAGCAAGGTTAGATTCACATAGGCATCAGCAATAGCAAGGGAATGAAAGTTGATCGTACGCACAGGCATATAACGACCCTGCATATAGAGCGCATGCCCATGCCGGCCCAGCTGGTACACATACTGCCCAGAACCACCTTTGGCTCCGCCAACCAACCGGCGCTCAATCCGCGCCAGATACCCGCGCTCTGCAAGCCGCTTTAGGCTCCTGTCGCATGGTGTGGAGCTACCAACGTCCGCGAAAACCAACGTACGCACATGGCTGGCGGCCAGCTGACTGAAGCGAGCCACGAGCTCAACAACTAACCTATCTCGCCCAGTAAGAGTCATACATACATAGTAGGGCACTTAGCCAGCGCGTCAATGGGCTTCTGACCAGCGTAAATGTCCAAAAATGGTGTGTGCGACGCACACAGTTGGCACACACTCAGCACACGGGGTCAGCCCACACTTCTATATGCATTGAGTTATCCACAGGATTCTATAATTTCGGTATTGACTCAAAGATCAATTCGGTCAATACTGAAAGGTATCGCAAAGCGGGATGCCAAACTAACACACGTGTCCGACCAGCAGCGTATTAACAATTGGATGATGTGTGCTCCTTGTCAGTTATAAAGGAGTTGACATGAATCAAAAACACATAGTGGGAAACTATGCAGTTATCGGCAAAGACGGTGACTGGCGAGTCATGGAACAGTTCGGCTCTTATCGAATACTGAAGAAAAAATTCAAGAGCCTAGAGAAAGCCATTGAAAGAGCCAAATCCCTAGCTTAGCGGTCTTTACCGCTGGCAACGAGCACACAGCAGACAACTTTAACAATTGGATTGACTAGGCGACTGGTCGCATAAGTGGCGGAATAGGTAGACGCTAATACCAGATAGGTGGGCCTAGCGCATCGAGCGCGCCTACGTCTTTAACGGTGATATAGCCGATGACGTAAGGGTCACAGGTCGGCGAGAGAGTGGCACACCATGCAGGGTGACTACACGAGGGTGGAAAACCAGTGAAACTTCAGCCCTGGATGGGTCGAGATTTATCTCGGAGATAAGCTGCATAAAACCGATAGGCTCGGAAATCCCTGCCTTATGCGATCAACCTGGATGCCCGAGATGCGTCTTTATAAACGTGGCGCAAATCGAAGCATCCAGGTCCAGTCCTGCCTATGAATATGGGGGCATGTACCTTCATAAGACCCCGAACGTAACCATGAACTTCAGTCGCTGGTTTTAAAACATTTTTGACAGTTGACTGTTGGATGGCGTGTATTCATTGGTAGGACTGGCTAGTCAATCCACACACTTATCAAAGAAGGAGACTCATGAAAGGAAGTAAGAAGGATGCGCCAAAAAGCTTGGATCATTCCACAGAGAATTTACGGAAAGGGACGGCAGCTTCCGAGCGTGACGTTCAGATTCCCGAGCCCATTCCTGCGAGCTCTCAAAAAGTACGCGGGACTCGAAAGCGAGCGGCATCAAAGGAAGGTGGCAATGTCGGTGATACTCATGACTCACGCCCTCGAAGCAAACGCCGAGTTGCTGCGACTGTACAAACAGGAAGGCGGGTCGTTAGAAGCTACCCGTGGCCGCAGCGAGAAGCCCTAGAGCAGATGGTGCTTGCTCTGGCAGCCGCGGGACTCTTAGCAATCCTGAACGTCGACTACGTGGTTGGTTTCACATTCGGCTTCCTGTTATTCCGCATGGGCAAAGTAAAGGGCTAGGCCCGAAGGAGGTGTATGACAAAAAGTACGAAGACACAGACGGACGACCCCAAGCAGGCGCCGGCCGTCGGAACAGAGCCGATCGCTAAAACAGATGACATTTGGAAACAGCTGCGGGCACCATTTTCCCCTGAGTCCGTTGGTGCCTTACCTAAGGTGACCTGCTGGGCCTGTACAGATGCCACGAAGAGTCGCAAGGGAAAGAGCTGCGGGCAGCACAAAGTCGTCAAGTGCGAAGGCTGCGGGAACTACATGACCACCGCACACGTGCACCTCGACTACGTGGGACACGCGAACGTGACAGACCGGCTAAACACTGTGGTCGGACCTGATGGTTGGAACTGGGAGCCCCTGTCTGTGGACCAGAACGGATTACCCAGGACGGACACCAGAGGCAACCTCTGGATCAAGCTCACTATTCGGAATGTGACCAAGCTTGGATACGGCGACGGCAGCTCCAGTCCGAAAGAACTGATCGGTGACGCCATACGCAACGCTGCGATGCGCTTCGGTGTGGCCCTCGATCTGTGGTCTAAGGACGAGCTTGAGAGCACCATTGCCGACTCATCGAAGGCCAACGTGAAACCCACAGCAACCATGCCGCCCCCACCAGACGACACGTCTGAAGTGGTGCACGAGGTCGACAGCAATGCGCCTACGCCACCGCCCAAAGCTCACGCTGGCAAAGACGCCACCCCTGAGCAAAAGAAGCTCATCGTGACACTGCTTCACAAAAGGGGTATAACTAATAACAGAATGGTAGCAACCGTCCAGAATGAATATGGCGTCGACATGACGCATAACCTTACCCAAGGCATTGCCTACTACGTAGCGGCTAATCTCTACCGAGAGCTCAAAACCGCGGCGGAGCAACGCTAGCCATGAGTGCCGATAAGAAAACAAAAAAGGGAACGTTGGATGTTCACAAGCTTTACTACGAAGAACTTGAACCGAAGGCCAAGCGAACCAGGGATCGCCTACGTTTTGAGATTGGCAGCGATACTCTTCGCCAGCTTTCTCGTCGTGGCAGTCGTGTGCGCATGGCTGCTTGACTGGTGGGTCCTTATAAACGGGCTCGTGTGCGTTATCAATAACATACTTGAATGGGTTGTAGGAGGCCCACACTTATGAAACGAACATTCAGACTCAAGAAGGACGTTGGACGCATCAAGGCAGGGAACATATATGAGAGGCTTACCGATGGCTCGTGGATGTATAAAGGTGAGAAGGTCGTTGCCTGGTTGGATCTCTTCCTAGACGATTACATCAACAAACCAGATTGCCTTGAGGAAGTGCCCGAGAAGATAGACACACCCGCAGAGGGGAAACGATGGCGAGCAGCATACGAGGAAATCTTTTGGGCCGTTAATTGGACTGGGTCCGTAATCGAGGGGGAAGACCTTCGAGAGGGGGAAGACGACGAGGGCTACAAGTTGGGCAACTACTTCAAAACTGAAGCCCAAGCAAGGGTCGCAGCCAAAGCCGTGCAAGCAGTCTTCCGGTACCTCAACACACCATTCGGTGAGACCGGCACTGCTGAGTACCCTCACACACTCGACATATACCCAGTGCTATACGAGGCTCGACAGAAGCTCCAGGGCAAGCAGAAGTAGCGTATGGAGTCCCGCCCATACGACGAGGGCGAGGAACCGAAACCACGCGACCATGTCATACGGGACATGGTCGTTTCTGGTTGGGGGTCTGAGAGTGGCGGCTGTATGGAATCGCCACAGGGCCGCTTCTTCGCCATCAGCAACAGCATCGAGGAGTTCGAGGTCATACAGGACTTCTTCAGTGAGTCCATGCAGCAGCACGGCGTAGAGCAACGAGGCAGCGTGCTAGGCCACTTCCTCGTGGAGCTTGCATCAGACGGCCGGTTCTACGTAGGCGAGTACGACAACCCTGTGTTGCTCAAGGCTGACTTCAGTGAGCTGTATGACTTACACCAGGACTGGCTTGGCGAGCAGTGACCAAGCTCGCCGCCGGCCTCCAGTTCAGACGACGCTCTACGTGAGCGTCGTTTTGCGTACGCGGTGCTTGCTCTTCAGCGGAGCCATCACGCGGTTGGCTTCCGGCAGTGTGCGGCCAACGCCGCCTTGCTTCACGATGCGTTGTACTTGCCGCGGGTTCAAATGAAACGACCGGGCGATTTGCTCAGTCGTGAACTTTCCTGAAGCATAAAGTTGACAGATCTCATAATTTCTTGGTTCGAGTCTTAAGCTCCAATGACTCGGGTCGACGGTAATTTTGGGCATCCAAAGAGCATAAGTTACTCCGCGACATTTTTCAAATGTTTTGTGCGCTTGGGGGTCACGGCGTCGCACAATGAACGTTGGATGTCGCTATTTGCATACACATGATGGGCGTAACAGGGGTCAATAGATATACGGCCAAGATTGTGAATATAACCACGAGCGCTATGTCATAATATTTGCGGGATGTGGGTGCCGAATTGTGAGCGCGACGGCCCCGTAGTATACCTGCTTGGTCCGTGTGGTGAATGAGTCTCCTACATGCGAAGCAGCGTTGGCTAGTTAGCATCCCAGCTCACGCTTCAAACTTATCCACAGCATTCGCATAATTTCGGTATTGACTGAATTACCCGGCCGGCTCATAATGCGAGGTGTAATTAAACGGGATAAATATCTATGAAACTACGCAACTATGGGGTCTTCGGTTTAGGCGTAAGCGTGGTGTTGCTTCTGTGCATCTTGGCCGTTAGCTTCTTCGTGACCACTTGGTTCGCGATGCTTATTGGTGGCATGGTCGGACACTTCATTGGTAACGAATGGCTCATGAGTCTGGGCTATTGGCAATACGCGCCAGTCTGGATAATTGTATGGCTGGTTAAAGCGCTATGAGCGTTGTAGACGACTACCCGCCGTTGCCCGATGAACTCAAATCAGCGTATTCGTTCGCATGCGTTGCTTGCGGTCATGAGCAGATGGCCATGCCCTCGATCTTCATGCACGGATTTGGCATGAACGTTGGCGGTGGCAACTGCCTGGGATGCAACACCAGCTTGCACCTTTGGATTGACGGAGACGTTATGAAGAGCAAGACACGAGAGGAGTACGTAAGGGAAGTCGAGGCTGACAAGTCATGAGCGCTCGACCGATCAAGTTCCGCGTACGGAACGGCAGCGAAGTCCTCGGCTACGAAGAACTACGCAAGGGAAAGTGGCATTACCGCCGTGCCGATGAAAAGGATTGGTACCTTGGCACCTTCAGCGCTGGGCAGCGCGATCAATACACCGGCCTCAAGGACAAGAACGGGGTGGAGATTTATGAGGGGGATATCTTAGGCATGGTTCATAAGAAACATGGTCTACAGAATACCAAAGTTGTTGTCTGGGACAATACACATGCGTGTTTCGACTGGGAAGATGCCAACGGTGACAGCTGGCCGGACGGCTTCACTGGTTTCTATGACGAATATCAGATCATAGGCAATGTTCATCAAAACCCCGAACCGGTAGCAGCATGAGGCGTCTGCTTCATGCCCTCGGCTACGCAACGCTTGCAGTAGTCGTCTACCTCGGGCTCATATACTTATTGTCATTAACTGGATTCATAAGGATGTAACCATGATTACGCTACAACCATGCGGAGGGGATGACTCCCCCGCCATTCAACAAGCACTCAATACAGGCGAGGATGTACAGCTAGCCGCGGGTACGTTCCATCTCTCCAAGGAGCTCGTTGCACAATCTCAGACCATTCAAGGCGCCGGCCTCAAGAAGACAATCGTCAAGTGCACTTTCCAGGACGGGTTTGCATTCGTTGCCCGGAACGTCGAGGGCTTCAAGCTTCGCGAGCTCACCATTGACCTCGAAAGCATCACGCGTGCATCTGGCCTCTGGCTCAGCGATGCATACGCGGGTGTGGTCGAGCGGGTTAGGTTCCTAAATGTAGGCGACCGAGCGTGGGGCGCCAAGTTGGGAGCCACACCAGAGAACAACCCAACAGAGCAGAGCTTCAATAACCACTTCATTGACTGCGTGTGGAATGGGCACACCGGATCGCTTGAGATGCTGCTCTTGTTCAACTGCACTAACACGCGTCTGATCCGGCCCTCATTCATGCGTAAGTCTGGCCCTGGCCCCGCAGTGGGCCTCTGGCAGAATGTGCATGGCCTCGTGATTGATGACCCGTTTTTCGCCGAGGTCGAGGGAGTGTGTCTCTACTACTCGCTCTCATGTATCGACCCGGTCATTCGTGGGCTGCGAGCCTATGACTGCGGGACTGTCATCCAGGGGGCCAACGTGTCAGACAACGGCACGTACGGCGCTACACAGGCTCAAGGGCTCACAATCCTGCAACCTCGCATTGCTGGCGGCGGTCGCAGTGCAAGCGCTGTGGCTATCCAGCTTGGTGCCGTAGATAACGTGCTCGTTGATCGGCCGTTCATCGAGGGCTACGGCATCGGCATGGTGTTCTCAGATGGCAACGAGGGAGCCGACGCACTAACAACCAACTGGGTTGTGCGTGACTGCCTTATCAAGAACTGCAACCAGACCAACGACTACCACGCGATTCATCCGGCAGTCTTGTTCCAGGGCAAAGGCGGAGCCATGCATGGCCGCTTCGAGGGTGGCCGTATCTATGACGACCAGACGGTACACACGCAGCGGTACCCGATTGCTTTCGACGGTGGCAGCACGTGGACGCACTTGCAGATTGAGAACGTATCCCTTGAGCCGGCGCCTGGTGGTGTTCCGATCAAGCTCAACGGACAGAGCAAATATTTTACGGGGGATCAACTATGAGTAATTGGATATTTGTTGACTGTGAAGCTCGCGGTGCGAGCCCTGCCAACGGCACGATGACCGAGTTTGGAGCCGTGCACGAAGCAACTAGACAGACGTTTCACGGCGTCTTATACGAAGGCATTCCCGATCCTGAAAACCCGGCGATTCCTATCGTCGGCCGGCGGTTGAATAGCGACTGGACTGTAGCCATGGAGCTTACTACGTGGCTTGCAGACATCAGCAAGGGTGAACGCCCAGTTTTTGTAAGTGACAACCCTGCGTTTGACTGGCAGTGGATTGCCGCGATGTTTGACACTGCCGGTATCCCTAACCCTTTCGGGCACTCCGCCCGACGTATCAGCGACTTCTATGCGGGTCTGATGGGAAATTGGGGAGATACGCAGGGATGGAAACAGTTCAGAGAAACACCGCATGACCACAACCCCGTCAATGATGCGATGGGGAACGTGGAAGCGTTTCAGGAACTCAAGCGCATGGCGAAGGCTCGACGTATGACCATAGAGCCTGTGAATCTCACACCTCGTGCAAATAAGCTGCACGTGGGCGGCGCAGAGCTCATCCATGGCCAGTGGGTTATGCCCAGGGTCGTGAAGCCATCGCCTGAAGGTCGACCAAAGCCAGCACCTATACGAGGTGGCGAGGTACGGCCAACGCCCACCGCGCGAGTGATTGCACCATTCTCATCGGCGAGGCACGTCAGTTACCCAAATACCAAGCCTGCTAGCGGTGCGCCGTTTGCTGAGCCATCGCCCAGGAACAAGGCAGCTCCCCGTGTTGATCGGGCACATATTCCACGTCGCGAAGATGTCGAGTTGCCTCCCCCAGCTTCAGGCATGAAGATCGACCAAGCTTGCTTCTTGGAGCTCTACCACATCCTGATAGGTGCTCAGATAATTAGTGAAGCAGATGCTCTTACTCGCTATAGGTATCTGGCTGAGCAGATGGGCTGGAAATGA